TATATAAGCTCTGTACATCTGTAAATTTTTTCCAAGAATCATAATGTTTTTTTTGATTCTTAATTCCTATATCTATTGCATCATCTAATGAACATCTATAGTGATTAGCAAGAGATATAATAATATCTTTTATATTTCGTGATATATAAATAAATCCTGCTGTTAAATCCTTATTTGTAAAGTATTCATTATACATATTATGTGTTTTATAAATACCTTTTAAATCTTTTTGGAATTTAATATAATTTTTATTTTCTAATTTTTTTGCTATTAAACCTTCTGGTTCTGTAATGCAATCAGGAAATAATCTATATCTTGGAAATTTCTCTATTTTATGTAATAAAGAAAATTCAAATTCTGCATTCTTTGAAAATAAGTAAGAACTTAAAAATGCTCTTATCCAAGTATTTCCACTTTTAGGATAAGATGATAACCATACTATTTTATCAGAATAAAGCATATATATATTTTATATAAATAAGGGGGCGTAAAGCCCCCCTAATAGTATAAGTTAGGCTGTGTTAGAAGCAGATTCGTCTGAACCGCTTATATCACAAAGTACTGCCCATACTCTTACTTTTCCAGAAGTATCTTGAGCACCAAGAACTTTTACGTCAATGGTGTCAGCCGCTTTAAAAGTAACCCATCCTGCGGTAGCCGCCGCTACGGCCGCTATCCCAGTTGCAGTTGAATCATGCCCATCTACGAACCTATCTACATCAGTAGTTAAGTTTCCAGATGTTGCTGTCCAACCTAAATCTAGAGTTACACCAGAAGCTGATGCTGTTAATACTTCAAGACCTGCTGCCATAACAACAGTTTCAGCAGGAACATTGATGTGTTGCACCAAGTCATTTGCTGCCGGGTCAAAAAGTGAGTAATCAACAGTATTTTCTACCCAATAAGGTCTCCTTCTAGTAGAAGGATGCCCAGTAGTTCCGCCAGTAGCTTTTTCTTGCGTTGCCATTTGTAAATCCTCCTATTAATCAATTAACACGTGTCTGGCCATTAGTCCTGCAGAACGCAGTACCTTTCTTCCAAATACGTGTAAACCTCTAACTACGTCTGCAAAAGAATCTGGGTCTCTAATGACTTCTGTTTTTGCAATTGCATTAGCAGTTGCTGTAGAACTCATATGTCCCCATAAAATTTTGTAGTAGTTAGATGTTGTTGAAGCTGCAAAGTTATTAGTCATATAACATTTGAAGCCTTGTATTCTTCCTTCTGTGACTTTGCCATTTCTTAATTCAGATTTAGCATCGCCAGTAACAGATGCATCCATAAGTTTCGCTGAAGCTTGAGCAAGTTGCTCATACCATTCAGGCGAAGCTAGGAACCATCTATTTTCAGTTGGAACATCTGCACCATGTAATCTCTTAGCACAGTTAGCCATAATATTCAAAGGGTCAGTTTCAGATGTACCGAATCCGGTATCTGTTCCTGAACCGTCTGAACCTACAGTTGTACCTGCACCAGAAACCATAGCTGCAATGACGTTTTCATCGTAAGAATCTTTTAGAGCGTATGCTCCAGAAGATGTAGCCAGTGCCTCCCAGTTCACGTGCGATTGTCTTTCTTCGATATCATCAACTTTAAAAGCAAATGCATTAGCTTGGTCAACAACTAGTTGTAGTTTATCATCAGCCAAATTTTGGATGTTGATTGCTCCACCTCTAGTGTATGAACTTACGCTAATACTAGGTTCTTTTATAATATTAACAGTATCTCCGAAATTTTCAATCTCACCTGCATAGTCAGTGTTAGTAATATCTTCCACGACTGATGCAGTTCTAAAGAACTTTTGGACTTTCTGACTATAAATTACCGGTAACCAATTACCCGAAGGTAGATTATCATAACCGGCTGATTTAGTAATAGCCATAGTATTGTCCTCCTATAGACTGTTGAGATTAAGTACGAATCCTACCTTCTCTTCTAGCTAAATCAATTTCCTTTTCAAGTTTTACAAATTGTTGAGGTTTTAATTTTTCTATTTCTCTAACACTCCAAATCTTTTTTTCTCCAGCTTCGATATCTCTTTTAGAAGTAGATGTAACTGCTTTAGCAGCTTCTTTTTTGTCAACACTTTTTGCCTTCTTAGTTAAACCTGCATCCATTTTATATAAATCAATGGCACGAGCTGCTAATTTTGCATTACTTGTATTGTCATATAACCACCCTTGAATAGTAGAATCTTGAGTTGCAACCCATTCATGAAATTTATCATCTGCTCTTATGTCTTTAAAATCAGAGTGGATTTTTTCTAATTCCACTTCTGCTTTATCTCTATTGACATTTGCTTGAGCATTTTCTAAATTTTTCATTTTAGTTTGCACTTGCTTTGCCTTTTCATCCGCTTTTGTATGAGCTATAGTTTCTATAACATCATATACATCAGGATATTTTTTACGCCAAGCATCAATTTCCCCTTTAGTCTTAGGTAATTTAAAGCTGTCAGCTTTCTCTTCTAACTGAGTTCTAAACCGAGAAACTTCATCTTTATGTTTATTCACAGTAGAATCGTAATGGCGTTTAAGGTCATCATATCTTTTCTTAAACACCTTCTCTTCAGCATTTACAGGGCGTTCTTCTTCGGGAGTAGCTGCTTCTTGTGAATCAGTGTCCTTCTGAACGGTAGCTGTATCCTCTGTTTCCTCCTTATCTAAATCTTGTTTATACTTATTATGATATGGAGTAGGCTCAAGAAGAGCCTCTGTTTGTTCCTCATTTTGTTCACTAGTTTCTTGAGAAACTTTTTTTTCTTCCTCTTCCATTTTATCCTCCTATAATGGGTGCTGTTGGAAAACAGGTGGCCCTAGAGTCGCTTAGGGGCTATGACTTATGCAGTCATAGGTGGCCTGTCCATTGGTGGTGCTCCTAAACCTTCAGGTGAAGGCGTTGGAACTCCTGCTGCCGCCATTGCTGGTGGAGCAGAAACTGGTTGTTCTGTAGCAGGTGGTGCAGCGTTTGCTGTCATATCCTGTACGAACTGTTGCATAGATTCTTCAGGAGTTTGTCCTGGATATCTACTCATAATTATTGAAACTGGTATAACCACTACTGGTTCTCCAGGTCCTCTATCTGCAACTGGAGTTATATCAACTCCTTTTGCTTGTAATGCTGCTTTTACATCTTCAGTTAAATGCATATCTAGGACTGCATCATCTACAGGAGCTCCTGCTCCCATTGGTGATTGTCCCATAGGAGCTTCCGCTCCCATTGGTGGTTGCCCCATAGGAGGTTGTGGTGCTCCCGGTGGACTACCCATCATTCCGCCATTATGGCCTGGTATGTGTGGCATATATATTTCCTCCTATTGGTTTGTTATTTTCTTGAATATCCTGCTCTTTCAACTGCTCGTTCATAATCGCCTCTTGCTTCTCTAGCAGCTTCTCTATTTCCAGCTCTCAGTGCTTTACTCTCTCTATTAGCTGCACTTGTCATTGCTTTTTCTGCTTTCTGCCTTGCTTCACGACCAACAGCAGGATATTTTGATTTACCCATTCTTTGTGCATATGTTAAAGCTGTTGGTGCTACTTTTTCACCATATTCAGTTTTACCAGTAATTCCTCTTTTTGTTTCTAATTTTTTACTAGCTAGGTCTGTTCTGGCAATTTCAGTTTTTATTTGCTCTCGTTCTAATTTTGCTTTATCTTGTTCATGTTGCATTCGTTCACCAATTGACATAGCACCACCAGATACATCTTGTTGTCTGAAAAATGGTTGCCTTTGGCCATATGATGGTGCTGTTATACCAAGTGTATCTTTTGGTTCTTCTAAAAATCTTTCCCTTCCACCTGGCCATATTGGTGTTATATTAAGGGCATAATTTGACCATGTATTAAATTTTCCTAATGCAGTATCCTTTTGTAAATCTGTTTGAAATGCAGGGTCTGTTGCTTTTCTTCCCTCACCCATAATTTTTGGTCCTGATGGGAATGTACTAGGTGATGTTGGTTGCCAAGGTGATGTATCATTTTCACCTACTTTACCCTCTACTCCATATTGTTCAAGAAATTTTTCTGGACTAATAGATGTTGCATAATCTTCAGGACGTGAAAGAATTTTACCAGTACCCATTGGGTTTCCAGCCACTATATCTTCGTTAAATAATCCTTTCTTTTTTAAATGATTTATATATTGGTCATAATCAGTTTGACGACCTAAATTTGCTATAGTTCCAAGAAAACCCTCTTCTGCAGCAGGCTTACTTACATTTCCAAATTCATCAACAAAACCTTTTTCTATTCCATAATTTCTCATATCAGTCGCAGTAAATTGCCCCATAGTTTGTGGATATCCTGCACCATATGTTGATTCTTGGATTCTTTCTGAAGGTCCTGCCTCGGAACTATATTCTCCCTTGGGTTGTCCTGCGTATGTAGGTGCTTCATAAGTTGGGTCAGAAACACATTGTTTTAAATTATTATCATAAACATATCCCGGTGGACATGGGTCATCTCCTTCTGCAAAATCTGTTGTTGCTGTTGTTGTTGCTGCTCCTTCTGTAGCATATTCAAATGCAGGGTCTGTTGCTGTATAACCAGACCAACTTGGTGCAGTTTGAGCACCATAATCATATGCAACTTCTGTAAAATTCCACTGATTTGTTGCATCATCGTAAGTTAATTGTAAGTTAGTTGCTAGTGCCATTTATTTCCTTTTAAGTTGTTCTCGTAGTGCCATTAGTTCTCTCAGTATAGCCAGTCTCCCCTGGTTGCGGTACACCTCCAACTCCGATGTTGCCACCTCCAGCGCCCGTGATGTCTTCTGGATTCGCTCCTGCAGGAGCTGCTCCACCTTCAGCCATACCGGGTTGCTGACCATTGCCTTGATTTCCTTGATTTCCATTTGCCATCCCCATTATTTTTGCAAAAATTGCTGCCCTTTCCGGGTCATTAATTAATTTTTCAGGTTCTATATCAAGTGATTTTGCTATTTCTGCTAAAACAGAATGCCATTTAACAAATGGTGCAAGGTTTTGATTAGAAGCTGTTTGTAAGAAGGTCATTAGTCGTTGAGACCTTACTTCTTTTTGCATTAATGACGAAGTACCTCTTGCTTTAACTTCTACATCTCCACGTATTTCTGGACTGTCATCATTAAATTGCATATTCCAGGCAAACATAGATTCGCCTAATGGTCGCAATAGATAATCATCTATATTCTTTACTACAGTTTTTATACTTAGTGCTGCTGCCCCCATTAACATAGACATACCCGCAGCCGTTCTTGTTGTTGATTGCACACCTGTAGTACCGTGTGAATACGAGGGAATGCCCGTTGCTTCATCAGCTAATTGTCTAAACCTATCAAACATCATCAAATTTTCATTTGCTGTATTTGGAAACTTAACACCATGTAATGCTTGACCCGGTTGTCCACTTTGTCTTCTAAATATTTTACCTGGAAATACTTTCATATCTTGACCAGGTACTAACATAGTTTCATCAATATCAAAAACTAAATTTCCCGCTAAAGCTAAATTATCAATAGCCATTCGTGCATGACCATTCATAATAGTTTGTGAATCATCCATATTTTCTGGAATACCTACACCAAAAAATTGATAAGGATTTATTTCATATGGGCATACAAGAAATGGTATTCTTGATGGTGTAAATGGATTTAATACTAATCTAATTATTTTTCCATTACATACCCAGCAATTAACAGATACTTCATCCAATTCATCTATATCTTCTTCTAAGTCAAGACCAGCCTGTTCTGCTAAACTTTTATCTAAGTATCCCCAAAATTCTAAAATTTCATATCTATTTTTATCAAATTCATCAGTTGTTTCCCTATCTAATAATGAACTTTCATATCCTCTAGCTTCATAATTAGGCCCCATTGCTAAAGCTTGTCGTAAGGCATTTTCTCTAAAAAAGGGTCTATTTATTAAATCTCGAACTTGTGTTTTAGTATAATTATGTCTTTGAATAACATAATCAGCTTCATCTATTGATACTGCATCTGGGTCAGGATAAAAATCCCAACAACTTACTGCTTCAATTTTAGGAATTAATTTTGATTTTGGAGAATAATTATTTTTCCCTGTTTCTAAATCCTTTTCCCAATGATGTTGTACTTTATCATAAGTAAATGGCCCTTTAACAATTCCTGTTCCAAGTAATGCCATTTCAAATAATGAATGCCGTAAAATAGTTATAGCACTTGTTGATTCTAATTGGTCATGAATTAATTTCTCCATATTATGAGATGTTGTCTCAGCCGGAGAAATTTGTGGTTCTGCTCTGGAATCTATTGCTGGACCTTTAACAAAATTAGCTTCACCTAATTCCTTTTCTAATCCACCTAAAACATCATTAACAGTTTGTCCAGGTTGCAAATCTTTTCCATCACCAGGAAATCCATAAGGACTTTCATTAGGTTCTGCTTCCGCTTCCGTTTCTGGTTCTGGATTTTTTGAAATATGAGCATACTCACTTGCACCTTCAGGTACAGGAGTTGGTTGTATACCTAATGGAAATTTACCACTAGAAAATAATACTTCAATAATTTGACCAAAAGCAGCCATTACTTTTGTCTTTGTTATTTTAACAAAAACTTTTGACTTTTCACTTTCAGTAAATTGCATATCATTTCCATAGATTCCTCTATAATTACGATATGCTCTTAACCATCTTTTTT